CTCTACAAAATATACAATATCTAATGATAGAACTTAACAACAACACAAAAAAATATGGCAGTAGTAATGTGGAAGTAGAGAAACACATTAAATCACTAGGATTCAAAGTCTTGATGGAGCACTGGCCTGACAAAGTTTTCTATCGACTATAATCCAAATTAAATAACTTAGATGAAAATCTTTATAACAGGTGTGGCAGGATTCTTAGGTTCGCATCTCGCTGACTTGATGTTGTCTCAAGGTCATAAGGTTGCTGGAAATGACAACATGATAGGTGGCTACACAGATAACGTACCACAAGACGTTGAGTTCCATCAAGTTGACTGCTGTGATTTAGAGAATCTCACAAAGGCAATGCAAGGTTGCGACATTGTCTACCATACAGCCGCCACAGCGTACGAAGGACTTTCCGTGTTCTCACCAGTGCTTGTTACTAGGAATATTTTTGAAGCCTCAGTAACAACTATAACGGCGGCCATCAGGAACAAAGTGAAACGTATCGTTTATTGTTCGAGCATGGCGAGGTATGGACATCATGACGAGGTTCCATACAAAGAAACTTACGAATGTAGACCACAGGATCCATATGGTATTGCGAAGAAGGCAGGCGAAGATGTCCTAAGGAATTTGTGTGAGACACATAATATAGAATATGTAATCGCTGTGCCACACAACATAGTTGGACCGAGACAGAAATATGATGACCCGTTTAGAAATGTTATGAGTATCATGCTAAACAGGATGTTACAAGGCAAACAACCGATAATATACGGGGACGGTGAACAGAAAAGGTGTTTTAGTTATATAGATGATTGTCTATATTGTTTGAATGCTTTAGCATTCAACGACAACGTTGTTGGAGAAGTAATTAACATCGGTCCCGACGAAGAGCCAGTCACAATAAATGAACTAGCAGAAGCGTGTGCTAATGAAACAGGTGTAAACTTAGATCCTATACACCATAAGGATAGGCCAAAAGAGGTCAAACTTGCCACATGCTCGTCAGATAAGGCACGTGAATTGTTGAATTACAAAACTTCAACGAAAATGAGGCAGGCGGTAAAAAAAACCGCAGAATATATTAGGACAAGGGGAACCAAGAAATTTCAATATCATCTGCCCTTGGAAATCATAAACGAACACACACCAGAGACCTGGAAGAACAAATTGATATGATTACTTTTTGTGTTCCCAGTCGGGGAAGACCTGCCCTTGCCAAAAGGCTAGTAGATACCGCAAATGATACAGCAAAATACAACACTGAATTTTTATTTTACCTCAACGACGACGACCCTAGTTTAGAAGAATACAAGGACCTATTATCTCCTGAACTTTACGAAGTCGGACCAAACCAATCTACTTGTTACAGTTGGAACCAACTCGCAGGTAAATCAAAAAATGATGTGGTCATGCTTATGGGAGACGATGTACGTGTCCAGACCAAGAACTGGGATCAGTTGATAATTGACGAATTTAATAAATTTAATGATAAAATCCTAATGGTAGTACCCAGTGATGGTAGAATAAAAGGCAGTGGTAAACATCATGATTCATTGCCGTGCCTGTGGCCCGACAAACCATTGCCGGCGGCACATTTCGCAGTACATAAGAATTGGATAACCAAACTAGGTTATCTCGCACCTCCATTTTTCTGGCACTTTTATGTGGATACGTATACACAAAAAGTTGCTAGGAAATTGAACAGGTGCATGTTTCTCCCCACAGTAACTTTCAAAGCAAAAAAAATCTTTGACGAGACAGCCACGGCGGTTCGGTCTAACCTAAATATATCACAACGCGACAAATTGGTGTGGGAATCTGTGAGAGACAGACATCTACATTCGGATGTTGACCTTTTGAAAAGTTTTATAGAGGATAAAAGCACTTCCTAGATCTATACTTCATGATAAACAGGTTGAAAGTTATCCTGTTGGTATCTTGATTGCTCTCATACGAATGCCAGGTACGGCCTTGTTGTCCGCAGAATATAAATGTTGAATTGGGTTTCCATTCCGCCTCCTTTACAAATGTTTCCTCTTTGTCTCCAGTGTACATCTTGGTTCCAACGTTGTTTGATGGTGTGATGTAAGTGACTGAACTCCAGGTCTTTTCCAAACCTTCTTGATGTATATGGAACTTGTAAGGCAGTGGTGGAGTAACGCTTATGTGCGCATTCACTCCCAAGGTTGGATACTCCCTGTGTTCGGGGAAGACATCTTGTATTTGTTCTAGGTTCTTGTATAGATGTTCACATATGTCTAGTGTTTCGTTATAGAAATCTATACCATAATTATTAAATTCGTGTGGGAAAATATGTAACAGTTGATCAGTTCTTTCTATCAATCTTTCCTCACATTGTCTTCTCAATTTAGAAAAATCATCAGGATCAAATGTGTTTTGGATTAGTTGATATGGCCATGGATCTGTTTGTATTTGAGTTTCCAAGCACTTTTTTAGGAATCTTTTCCCCACACTCATCTGAATCTTCCTACAATTTTTTGGTATGAATCTTTTTTAAGATCTAACTGCACTAATGGTCTTCTTATGTATTCGTCTTTTTTCTCCAGTATTTTTATATCTTTACATTCTGTAATCAGAAATGTATTTTGAAAATAGGTTATCCGCTTTCCATTTAGTTCAATGTCTTCCCCCGCACTCCTATCATTCCTCTCTTTAAAAAACCAAAGACATAAGATTTCCTTGTCTTTATTGATATCTCTTAGATCATCACAAAACTGGAAACCAGTCTTGTATTTGGCATCAAATTTTTTCCATGCTTGGTGTGATAAGTTGTTTTGATTTTCGTAAAGTTTATCGTATTCTTTGATATCAAAAATAGTGGATGAATAGATGTATTCCACAGGTTCTTTAAAATAGTGTTGTTTTTTCAACTTTTCCCAGTTCATTATGCGGAGAACAAATTGATAACTTCTTTTTTCCAGTCGTCTGCATACTCACAATTCCTGTAACCGTCAAACCATGGCCCGCCTTCGGTGTAATGGAGTATTTTTGGAGAACCGTCTTTGGGTTCCTTGTACCAACCTACCAACCAATTGTACTCGTGTGGCAAGGATCCTATTTCTGAATCTTCAAGCCATGAGAATCTGTGTAGGAACTTTGGGGTTTGTTTGTTGAGGAACTCTGGTGTTAAAATCTTGTTCTTCTCATGGGCGCAGTTCCATAACACCATACTACTCCAGTTTTTCCTGGGATACGCTGTCTGTATTTGTCCGTCCATCTTGATTGATCCATCTTCGGGTGTGTAGTCATGTTGCACACAAACTATAGCCTTGGAATCGTCACAGTACTTCTCAAGTTCTTTAGCAGGCACTTTCCAAACAAAATCGCAGTCACAGAACACTGCCCAGCCTTTGAAGTTGTTTAGGTAAGGCACGAAAAATCTCGTGAATGTGAATTCGGTAGACGCAAGTTTGTCCACATCTCTAGTGTAGATGCCTTTTGCTCTCATCTCGTTCTGTTTCAGTGGTTCTACTATTGCTTCCGGATCTCTACGCCTTATCGAATGGTCACATACTTGGTACGCTATATCTTCTCTGCTATCCCAACCTACATAAACTTTCATTTTCTTCCCGATACTATTTGGTGTATTTCCTGCCAATTATTTACACGTATGATGTCTGGGTGCTCAAAGTCTCTGTTGTATGGGTGGTCTATTAATATGGGCTTTAAACCGTATTTGAGCCCGGCTACAGCGTTGTGAGGCTTGTCCTCGACCCAATACAGCCCGGTGTTATGAAACTCCGCTAATGCTGAATCTTTGTCAGCGCCGGTCCCTAGTATATGGTAATTTGTAAAAATATGCTCACCAAACAGTTCTCCCAATCTTCTCTTACGCAACTGTTGTGCTGGTATGTCAGATGTCTGTGATGTTATGGGTATAAAGGTCCACCCTTCCGCGGCCAATAGTTTTACCCACGTCTGTGATTCCAACATCGGTCTCTGTGTGCCCATCCAAGCACTCCTGTTGAACTCTCTTATGTGTTTTCTGATTTCATCTTTTGTGACCCCAAAACGTTCTGCCATTTCATATGTGTTCTGTTTGTTGGGTAGTAGTCTGTATGGATGATATCTAACCCCCTGCCCGTCAAACAATGTCTTCTGCAACATCCACTTGGTGAAGTGGTGTTCCCATTCCAGAAGCACTCCGTCTACGTCTGTGAGTATGATTCTATTTGATGTCGGCATCTTCCATTCCCGCCACCCTCAGTTTGACGATATTGGTTATCTGCCATTGCTTCTGATCCAGCCCTTTTGTTATGCCAAGCCATTGATTCCTCAGTAGTGCGAAGTCGTTCACTATCTTTGTGAGATCCACCACGTCATCTTCACCATCCACGTACTTCTCTGCGTCTCTGCTGGACAGTGCCCGATTGTAGTTCTCTAGGAATTTCCGGAATGTTTTTGATCTCAGTCTTCTCAGTTCTATGTTCAGGTATTCCAGTATTGCCTCCAACTGTTGCAGTTGGCTGAATCTCTCTTCCACGATACCTGGCAAGGCCGCTGATGCCCTTTCGAGGTTGCCGTAGATCTTGCATTGTTTCCTGGCTTCCAGCAGTTCCTTGTCAAAGTACGCCACGCAATCAGGAATCTTTGATAGGCTCCTGCTTACTTCACTGTACCAGTTTATCATTAGTCCTCGCTGTAGCCGTCGTCGTATGATTCGTCTAGGTCTTCCTCTTCCTCGAACACGGTGTTGATCGCTTCCTCCAGTTTTGGGTCAAACTCACCAGATGCTTTTATTTCGTCGTGCTCGATGCCTATGTCGTCGAGACTCTTGATGAAATCAATTGCCGCGTCCAGTTTGGATCTTTCTGGTACGTAGTGAGATATGGAGTTCCATAAACGTTCGATGTCCTCGTGTGTGAAATCAATCATTATTCTGTGTCGTCCTCTTCTATAATTTCAGTTTTCTTTGCTTTTGACTTTGGTGCTTCTTCAACATTTTCCACTTTCGTTTCTGTGCTTTCACTGAAGTTCGCCATTATCATGTCTAATTTATCACCTGTCCAGGCTTTCCTGAAGTCAATGTGTTCCTTGCCCTGTGGATCAACGTACTTCAACCTGTTTCCGGTCTGCACCAGTAAGCCCTTCTTCTCGAACAAATCCACCAGTCCACTGTATGGATCCATGCCCGTGTCGTAAGGGATCTTGACCTGTACTCCTTCGAATGGTTTGGCATACCTTGTTTTCATGACCTTACATGCCGCTCTGATACCCCTTACCTCTGATATCTTGTTGCCTTTCTCGTCTTCCTTGAGCTTCAGTTTTTTCATCGCTATCACAATTGAACTTGCGTAGATGAACCCTTGTCCACCTGATATCTTGTCATCTGGATCAAACATGTCCTGCGATGCGTAGGTGTGGTTAGTTGCTATTAGTCCCACGTTCCAACTTCCAAACATATTCACACAGTTCCTGACCAGTGCCGTTAGTGCCTTGGGTTTTCTACCAAGGTCGCCTTTCATGTCTCCCGCTTCAAATTGGTTAACATCTGTTGGTGTCAGCATCATGCCCAAACTGTCTATCACGAAAAGAACTTTGGGAGCACCTTCCTTGTTATCAGCGTGTTGTTCCTTGTAACCTTTCATGAATTCGGATATGGTCTTAGCCACGTCGTCAACCATTGACATGCTTAATTTTAGGAGTTTTTCTTCTGACGTGTCAACGCCCAGTGCCTGTAACCATGTCTCGTCAAGTGCGTTCTCTGTGTCAATCAAGATCACGAATATACCCTGTGCCTGTGCGTTCTTGATTATGTTTCCTGATGCGATGTATGATTTACCTGCTCCCGATTCTCCCGCGAGCACGGTCACTTTACCCAATGGAATTCCTTTGTTGAAATCACTGGTCATCAAGTAATTCAGCGCGTAGTTCCCGGTTGATATCCAGTCTGTTGGATCACTAAATCCTATTCCCAGACCTTGGATAGATTTTGTTATACTTTTCCTAAATTTTGTTGCGTCAAACACTTTTGTCATTGTTATCGTCCTATAGTAAGATCCAAATGATCACTAACAAAACCAGTATCCATGCTGGCACCTGTTTGTACAAGATCCATTCGATCGCTTTCTTAATTGTATTCATAGCCTTATTATATTACACAAGGCCCACACAGTCAATGCCTGGGCCTTGGTAAAATGTCAGATTATTTTGCTTGTCTTGATCTGATCAGTTTCAGTATGTCTTCCGCCCTCTTGGCACTGT